AGCTGTTGCTTACATCAAGTCGCAGACTGACAAGAAAAAAGCATTCAACAGCATCATGGACAAGTACGAGTCTTCCCTCACGGAGAAGCAAGTGGCGGGTCTCAAGAAGTTTGTACGATGAGGAAGGAGCGATGGAACGGTCAGACGTGGTACATGCCACTCGATCAGACTCGCACCAATGAAAAACTTTATCAGCGATTTCGTGACCAATGCTTGAACTCGAAGATGCCCAAGCACTGGGTAGATGCAGAGAAGGAGGGCAACCCTGATTTTTCGGGGTTGTTCTTCGTCAAGCAGAAGGAATTCCCTGCGGAGTTCAACATCGCTGAGTTCTTCATCAACCGAAAAGGCAAGCGATTCTGGCTGCTACCCTCACCGCCTACTGAGTGGGCAGAGATTGAGACTTACGAATACACTTACGAAGACGGAACACCAGTATACGATGAACTTATCTGAACAACTACAAGAACGGTACGGCAAGTCACACCTGTCGTACTCATCACTGAAGCAAGCGCTCGGTGACATGGCGCAGTTCGACCGCTACATGAAGGGAGAACTGAAGTACAAGTCTGATGCGCTAGACTTTGGTACACTATACGATATGCTGTTGTTTGAGCGTGATCAAGCATTCGAGAAATACATCGTGATGTCCGACAGTCAGATACTGTCTAGGCTTTCCGATAAAGCTCGCAGTTCTAAGAAGCCCTCGATGACCTCTGAATACAAGGCCGTTGTACAGTCTATGAAAACGGAAGCTCTTGAGGAGGGTAAAACTATCGTGTCGCATGACGATTGGCAGATGGCTAACGACATGATCGACAGGCTTGCCACTTGCGGGTTACTTGATACGTACCTAGCAGGTGACTACCAGGTGGGGTTCCTGGAAGAACTCAATGGAGTGCAAGTCAAGGGCTTCTTGGACTGCCTTGGTGACGGATTCATCAGCGACAGCAAGTCAGCGCGTAGTGCGGAGAAGTTCCGCTATGCAGTGCGAGACTTCTGCTACGACATCCAAGCATACATCTACTGCAAAGTATTTGGCATGAAGGATTTCTACTGGGTTGTACAGGAGAAGACTTACCCTTACCTTCCCGCTCTCGTCAAGTGTAGCGACGAAACGCTATTCACTGGCGAGATGAAGTTTAACGATGCTGTGAATCGTATCCGACAGTTTATGCGGGAGGATTACGACCCAGTAAAAGACTACCTTCAGTATGAAGTTTAAGCGATTATCAAAAATGTTAGGCGCTGCGCTTGTTGCGTTAACCATTTACACCTTATTTTTACAAACCTTTATTTTAATTTTTAATTCATTAATCCAATGAGTGATCAAAACAAGAAGTACGAGAGTGTTCTCGTAGGCTGGGCAGATGAGCCTAGCTACAATGAAAACGGCGATTTGATGGGGTGGTCTTTCCGCCTCAAGGACAATGAGCTAAAGGATTGCATTGACCAATACACCACCAAGCGTGATGATAGCGGTCAAGGCGGTAACGTTCGATTCCGTCTCTTCATGTCGAAGAACGGCAAAGCATGCCTCAGCGTGTGGGACCCGAACAGCGAAGCGGCGCAGGAGCGTCGAAACAACACGGCTAAAACAGAGGATACTGAGACTATCCCGTTCTAAGCATAGTGGTTTTCAGGTTAGCAGGGGGGTGCAGGCGAAAGTCTCACCCCCTTTCTTTCCCTCCTATCTTTGCACCATGGGTAAACCAATCTATTACATGACTGGGAAAGCTACGTTCATTAAGAACAAGCACCCTCAGACAAGAGGCGTGTGGATGGTGAGCACATACGATAACCCTAGGGATATCATGAAGCACGACACCCACACCATGTACAGACTCGATCAGGAGCTACTTACCCCAAAGGCTAAGCAACGCACCATCATAATCGATAAGGTCGAGGATATCAAACAAATAGGAACCACTGTAGATGTCAAACAAACACAGCGATAAACAGATAGGCGGAGGCCATTACAAGCATATGAAGATTCAGCCAACTGAATTCATAGCTGCCAATGATATACCGTTCATCGAAGGGAACGTAATCAAATACGTGTGTAGACACGCCCACAAGAACGGGAAGGAAGACGTTCTAAAAGCAATTCATTACCTGAACCTACTAATTGAATACCACTATGAGAGTAACGATGTTCGAGAGCCTGTACACGAAGCAGGCTTACCACATGCCGATAGCTCAAGCCCTGAACCGAATCAAAGAGGGGAAGTCTCAAATATTGATTGAAGCTGTACGTAATGGAGACAAAGACTTCAAAAAGAAATTACCTGTCGTCCTCTTCTCAGGGGAATTTGAAACACGTAATGACGAGGCGATTGCGCGTCACAGCCAATTCATTGTACTCGACTTCGATCACATTGATGTTGCGGCGTCCAAGGCGCTTCTATCCACGGATCCTTATGTTTATAGCTGTTGGGTTTCTCCGAGTGGTGACGGACTTAAGGCGCTCGTTAAGGTAAGTAACCCTGAGCGGCACCGTGATCACTTCCGTGCGCTACGAACGTACTTCCACAAGCAGTACGACCTCGAAGTAGATGAGTCGGGCATCAACGAATCCCGTGCATGCTTCGAGTCATACGACCCAGAGATTGTAGTCAATGAGGGCTTCGCTGTATTCGGAGCAATGGCAACAGAGAAGTCTGAGTCTCAGGTAGCCGTGTCAAAGGCAGGAGCCTACACAGACTACCAAAAGATGAACATCGCTTCACGCCTTATCCGCTTCTGCGATGACGGCGAGAAACACCCTACTCTGTTAAGAGCTGCCAAGTTTTGCGGTGGTTTGATTGCTGCTGGCAGGGCAGAAGAAGAAGAAGCCATTCGTATCCTCACGCGAGAGATCATGAAGCGTGATGTGGATGACGAAGTGCAAACGCTTCGAACAATCAGAGATGGCATAGAGCATGGCAAGCTACGCCCCATCCATGAAACCATGGACGAGGAGAAGAAGATGCGCCGTGAGATGGCTATCAATGATGGCGACATGTCCTTCATATCCTCTGACGACGAGGACTTCCGATGGATTGACGACTACGCTAACGGCAACATCGAAGTCGGTCTGGACACGGGAGACGCCAGCATGGACGAGTTCTTCCGATACAAAAAGGAGTTCACTATCATCAATGGTCACAGCAACGTAGGTAAAACCACGATGGTGCTGTACCTCATGGTAAACGCTGCTATCCGTCACGGATGGAAGTGGGTGGTGTACTCCTCTGAGAACCGCACAGCTGCTCTGAAGAAGACGCTTATTCAGTTCGCTATGAACAAGAACGTAACTTCTATGAATCACATGGAAAGGAAGCGGGCATACGAGTGGGTCGGAAAGCACTTCACGGTCATCAGCAATAAGCAGGTGTACAGCTACGGGGATATCATCGTATTCCTTGAGAAGATCCTTCGCCAACAAGAAGTGGATGCTGTTTTTGTTGACCCTTACAACAGCCTAAAACTTGATATGGGTACTACGAACAAGAGTAGCCATGAATACCACTACGAAGCAGCTTCTGAGTTTCTTACATTCTCTACTGCAAACAACGTAGCCGTGTGGCTCAACATGCATGCTTTTAGTGAGGCTCAACGACGCAAAGGTGAAGACGGCTTACCTACAGCTCCATACGCAGAGGATACGGAAGGCGGTGGTAAGTTCGTTAACCGAGCCGACTGCTTCGTTACCATTCACCGCAAGGTTCAGCACCCAGACCATTCTCAGCGTAGAATCACTGAGTTTCACGTCCGTAAAGTACGCGACGTAGAGACAGGCGGACAGCCTACAGGACTCGACGACCCAATACGACTCGAAATGAACACGTCTCGTACAGGATTCAGGGTGTGGCCTAAGCAAAACCTACTGTTTGACGCTGTTGAATTGGAGGGTGGTGAGCAAGATGTCATAAATTTCCCGATTAATACGTCGTTTTTACAGGAATAAGCTGTACCTTTGCTTTAGTGAAGCGAAAAACAAACGGGACTCCAAGGCGCAAAACAGCTAAGAAACGGTCTTTAGGTAAGTATAAGAGCGGATTAGAAAAAACCTGCGCTGATCTTTTAGCTGAATCGGGGCTAAGTTTTACCTACGAGACACATGAGTACATGCTCGTAGATAAATTCAGATACCCTGGCGAATACTGGAAGATGACTGCCAAGAGGAAAGACCTGTCGGATAGAACCAATTCGACAGTCCTTCCAATTAAATACACGCCCGACTTCGTAGGACCAAACGGAGAATGGGTAATCGAAACCAAAGGGTACACTCCTTCGCATCATGACTTTCCGATGCGGTGGAAGCTGTTCCTACGTCACTTGATAGACTCAGGAGAACCAGTCCCAGCTCTCTTCATCTGCAAAAACAAGCACCAGGTGGAGCAAGCGATAGCGAAACTAAAAGAACTAGGATATGGCAAAAAAAGATCTAACAAGAGAACAGCTTAGTGAAAGCTACAGCATAGCGTGTTTACGCTTGCACGATGAGATCACTAAGTTTTACGAGGATTTGCACGACAATGATGGGGGTCCGTGCATCAACCCTGGAATCGTGGCTAACATGATTACAGTAGCGAGAGTAATCATTAACCACGAACTCGACTTTATCAAGGAGGCTTCGTACCAACATTTCGAGGCCAACTATGATCAGTCAGAACAGGCGGAAATACTCTTCGGCGACGGGGAGGGTAGCTGAAGTTCGATTCATTCGAGCAGCAGAGAAACTAGGCTTCCAAGTAACCAAGGGTAGCCGAAAAGATGACATGCACCTACACATCGACTACTGGCTTGCACATAGCGGGACCAGCACTTGGGGAGTAGACGTCAAGGGGAACAACCTCCCTGACGAGATATGGTGCGAGTTCAAAAACGTAGCGGGCAATCCAGGATGGATGTATGGAGGCGCTGAGATAATCGCTTTCGACATGCCAGAGGAGGGTGGGTTCAGCGTTGTACAACGTGAGGAGCTCAAAGATTACTGTGAGAAGACAGTCGAAGATGTGTTCGTCTCAAACAAGAAGGAAGCATACAAGAAAAAGTACACTCGCAAAGATCGAGCAGACGTGATAACCAAGCTGAACTTATTGGATATCAGGTTGTTAGATTCATACAGAGTATGGGATTACTCTAAGGAGTTTTGACTATCTTAGCTATCCCTTTTTTTAACCTTTAAACATTTAAAACATGTACGATCCTTCACTTGTCCCTTGGGGCGAGGTAGGGTATGCTGTCTATAAGCGTACCTATTCCAGAGAACTAGAAAACGGTAAGACCGAAGAGTGGGAAGACACAGTTGACCGCGTAATCGATTCTTGCCGAGAGCAACTAAACGTGGGTTTTGAAAAGCACGAAGAGGCTGAACTCAAAGAGATTATGATGGGACTGAAGGGCACTGTTGCTGGGAGATTCCTCTGGCAACTAGGTACCAAGACTGTAGACCGCTTGGGTCTGCCGTCACTCCAGAACTGTGCCTTCGTGGTGGTCGATGACCCTATCCGTCCGTTTACTTGGGCATTCGAAATGCTCATGCTCGGATCAGGCGTAGGCTTCAACATCCAGCGGGAGAATGTATACCAGCTCCCGAAGGTAAAGAACCGAGTAAAGATTGAGCGTGTAGACGCTAACGATGCAGCCTTCATTGTGCCT